AGACGAGGAAAAACAACGGCTTGCTACTATTGAACGCCGCCTTGAGCTTAAAAAAGCCACTGTTGGCGAGCTTTTGGCCGAGCGCCGCGCGATCATGCAGCGGTGCATCCGGCGTATGCGCAGAGCGGAGGGGAAAGAATGAAAGTATTGGTTGCGTGTGAGTATTCCGGCAAGGTTCGGGATGCGTTTATAGCGAAGGGTCACGACGCAATGTCTTGCGATCTTCTGCCAACAGACGTTGACGGGCCGCACTATCAGGGTGATGTGCGCGATGTGTTGGATTACCCTTGGGATTTGATGATTGCCCACCCTCCATGCACTGACCTTTCAGTGTCCGGCGCTCGGCACTTTGCGGCAAAGAGGATGGACGGCAGGCAACAAGCCAGCGTCTCGTTTTTCATGATGCTGGCCAAGACGGACATTCCGCGCTTTGCGATTGAAAACCCTGTCTGCATTATGTCGAGCTTGTGGCGGAAGCCAAACCAGATCGTGCAACCTTGGCAGTATGGACATGGGGAGACCAAGGCCACTTGCCTGTGGCTCAAGGGGTTGCCGGAGCTGGCGCCCACCAACATCGTAGAGGGCCGCAGTGATCGCATTCATAAGATGCCACCAAGCCCAGATCGGTGGAAGCTGCGTAGCGCTACCTATCAAGGTATTGCTGACGCAATGGCAGATCAGTGGGGTTGCCTTTGATGGCCGGAGCTGACGATCTGTTTATCTGCGAAGTGTGCGGCGGCGTGTACCCAGAGACCTGCCCTAAGTGCCCAGATCGTGGCAGCGGCCGAGGCTGCACTGTGGGGCGCATCAAGGACAGCTTGCGGCGCTGCAAAAAGCACGCTGATCTGACCGACTGCCGCAAGCACTTCGGCCGACATATCGCCACGCTCAAGCGCTCTGACACGGAGTTCGCCAAGGTCTCCGCGATCCACATTGAGAACCTGGTCATGTATCAGCGCAACATGATCCGGCAGGGGTGGGCATGAGGCGACCTCCGGTAAAGGCCAAGCGAGACGCCAACGAGCCGATCATATTTGACGCGCTGCGGGCGTTCGGGCTGTCGGTCTATCCGATGGACCTGCCCATGGACGCGCTTGTGGGATACGGCGGCCGGACGTTTCTGGTGGAGGTCAAGACCGAAGCGGGCAAGCTGACCGATACGCAAAAGCGATTTTTGGAAACCTGGAAGGGCGACCATGTGATTTTGAGAACAGCCAAGGCGGCCGAGGATTGGGCGCGAAAGGTCAGAAAGGGGGAGGCGTGAAACCTAAATCAAGACGATCTGCGATCATCGACAAGGTGATGAAGCGGGTGAAAAGGTGCCCAGATACGGGGTGCTGGGAGTGGCAAGGGCCAACGTCAGGCAAAGGGCGAGGTGGTGGGTATGGCCGCATGAGCCTGGACGGGCAGACCGTTGCCGTGCATCTGGTGGTTTTCTGCCACTATCACGGATACATTCCAGGCAAAAAGCAGGTGGACCACACTTGCGAAAACCGGAGGTGCTGCAATCCTGCCCACCTTGATCTGGTGACGCACCTGGAGAACCAGCGGCGCAAGAAGCACCGCGAATTGAGGGACTGCTTGAAATGCCGGAGCTGATTGATTTATCTATCCCAACGCTCATGGCGGCGTGCAAGGGCAACGTGAAGGCCCTGCCGTCATTCATGGTTCACGACAATGACGCCTGGACGCAGCGCGGCGTGCAGCTCGACAATAAAAACCGCATACACATGCGGCGCAGCACGTTTCTAAATGCGGTTGTGCCACAGGTTCCGGTTCGGGCTGGTGTCTGGCACGGGCTTGCCGTCCAGGAGTTCCACATAGATTTGCAGCCGCACCACCTTCAAGGCTCGGCAGACATGGGTGCGCCCAAGGGGCACCAGCACAGCCGTGTGATAACCCTGACCGATGCGGCCGGACGCAACCCAGGAGACGAAGATTATGGCGACCCTGTATCCAAACCTAACGGGGTCACGCAATCTGACCTCAATGCTGCACGAATTGAGGCCGGAGGACAGCTCCGAGGCGTTAGAAGCGCCACACTTAGCCCAGATCGCAGCGAGTGAGGCGAAGTGGCAATGGTGCCTTGAGGGGGATCGCGGCGAGTTCATCGCTTCAATGGCTATCGTGCCGGACGTGGGCCGCCGTGGGTGGTTTGTTTCGTATCCTGGCAAGGCAATCACCACGGGCCTAGAGCTGCGCCCCATGTTCAGGCTGTTTCACATCCTGGCGGAAATGCAGGTGCATGACGAGCTGCGGGCCTGGGTCTGTCATGACGACGCCAGAGCGATACGTTTTGCCAAATCGTTCGGATTTGTTTATGACTGCGGACCAGCGACAGGGTTTTCCCCGTCAGGGCGCGACATGGACTTATACATTTGGAGGCAGACATGAGTGGCATTTTCGGAGGTGGCCAAAAGGCAGCACGGGCAGAGGCGGCGAAAGCCCAAGCATCAGCGCGGCGCGAGAAACAAACCTCAAACGAGGAAACCAACCGCGCACAACAACGCGCAGAGCGTGGTGGCGGTGACGGCCGGACGGGTCGCAATCGCCTAATGGGCAACCTGGGCGCACAGCTCAAGGGCAAGATCGGGGAATAACCGATGGCACAATGGGACACCGCCAAAGTCCAAAAGGCAATCAAGCAGGCCAAGGCCGACAAGGAAGCGTCAGACGACATTTACCGCGAGGCAATGGAGCTGACATTCCCTGATCGGGAAAACTTCACTAAGAAGCGCGAAGGCCAGCAAAACGCCGCTCGGAATTGGGACAGCGCCCCAACTGTGTCAGTGATCCGCGCAGCAAACCGCCTTTCCTCGGACTTCACACCTCAATTCCAAAACTGGCTGGAGATTGGCCTGGGGCCTGCGGCCAAGCAAATGCCGGACGATGTGTTCAAGGAGGCGCTGGGCAAGACCAAGAAGGAAACCGAAGCCGAGCTGGAAGGCGTGACACGCATTGTCCAGGCGATCTTTAACGGCCCAGGCTTCCCAACTGCATCCAACGAAACCTATATTGACTGGCACTATGGCCAGGGCGGCATGCGCATCATGCCGAATGACGACATTGTGGGCGAGCCAGTGGTTTTCCAGTCCATGCCCATGTCGCACTTCTACGCATACGAGGGGCCAAACGGCCGCCTAGATCGCTGGTTCTTCTGGCATGAGGTGAAGGCCGACGCGATCAAGACTGAATGGTCTGACGCCAAGTGCCCAGCCGAGATTGAGGAAATGGCCCAAAAGCCAACGCCTCCCACGGTCAATCTGTGTTCCATCATTTACCGCGATTACGAGGACAAGAAAAACCCGTATCGCTACGAGGTGTTTTGGACCAAAGGCAAGAACACGCACCGCCTGGTGGAGCGCCAAAACCGGACGCCCGCCTTTGTGACGCCACGCTATTCCAAGCTCCCTGGCGAGAACCGAGGACGCGGCCCTGTGCTGTTTGCGCTGCCGGACATTCGCACGGCCAACAAGATTGTGGAGCTGACGCTGCGAGCTGCGGCCGTGGCCGTCGCGGGGGTCTATACCGCCACCGACAACGGCGTGAATGGCGCTGTGTCGATCAAGCCCTATTCCATCATCAAGGTGCGCAAGAATGGCGGGCCGGATGGTCCATCGCTTCAACGCCTGGACAGCCCGCAACGCATCGACTTTGGCGAGCTGTTGCTGGAGAAGCTGCACGAAAACATCAAGAAGGTAGTGGGCGACAATTCACTGCCAACCGAGGCGGGGCCGATCCGCTCCGCCACGGAGTTTGTGCAGCGTGCCCGCGAGCTGGTGTCTGACCAGGCTGGTGGCCTCGGCCGCCTCTATGCGGAGTTTGTGATCCCGTCCATCCAGCGCGTGGTGGACATTCTGGAAAGCAAGCAAATCCTGCAAACGGATGGCCTCAAGATCGACCAGTTCTTGATTGAGGTTCGCATGACCTCGCCGCTGGCCAAGGGCGAGGCAATGGCCGAGGTGGAGAACCTGGTGCGTTTCATGGAAATGCTCAAGGCAATCGGAGGCGACGAGCTGATGGCTTACGAGGTTGACATGGAGAAGGCCCCAAGCCACCTGG